ATCAAGATATATTGGCCATGGATCACCACCTAAATTTAAAGTAGTAGATATCTCACATGAGTATCTATCCTTATGTCTAGCTAGCACATCACCTTGTTTATATATTCTTGCATAAGAATAAGTCTCACTTAGTTTTAATTTTGTATGTTTTTCCATTACAGGTTTTACTTCTTGTAATAAGGTTTCCATTGCAATATCTCCATAATGTGAATAAGTATTTGGTACTTGTTCATCATTCCATATACCAAAGTATTCTGTAAAAGGTGATATGTATTTGTTATCAAATAAAAATCTTGCAACATTTCTTTTGTTTAAAAAATATTTATAAACAAAATTTGCTAGCTCAGGTGAGATAGCTTTTTTTAATACTGTGTATTTATTTGTTTTAAACGACATTTAATACTCCTTTAGGTATTGCTTGGCAGTTCCAATGTATAAATCTAAACGGATTATATCCCATATCTACAATATATTGATGAGGCATATATGATGGAAAGAACATTATTCTACCAGGTATAGCTTTATAATTAACTTGTGATGAAGCATACGTTACTTTTGATTTATCTTTTTCTGGTAACAAATTCATAAGATTTCCTGGTCTTGGGTCTTCAAACATAGGCATAGATGTTGACTCATCTGCTTTTAAAAAATAAAATCCAGACATATGACCATTCCAATGAGTGTGTAAAGTATGGTGTCCGCCACCTTTTTTAGCAAACTCTTGTACCCATAATTCTGTAGTAAACAACTGATGACCCGACATGTCAAAACCCATCTCACCCAATAAGTTATGTGCTGTTGCACCTATATAACTTAAAAGCTGTTCAAAATTTGGATCACCAATTAATGTTGTTGAATGAAATACATGACCCATATCTCCTTTATTACCAAACTTTTTATTACGCTCATCGATAACTGGTTTTAATGTTTTCTTTGACTCTTCAATATATTTATCCGATGCTTTATTTAAATCATCTACAAATTTTGGTTCATCTGCAAACCATATAGGACACTTAAAAAATTCTTCTAATTGTAGTTTTTGAGGATATCCATCTGCACTACCACATGACATCTCTTCTAGTTTTTTTCTTGTTTTTTGTTTTCTAGCTTTTTTCTTTTTCATATTTATCCTTTATTTATATGGCCATCCTAAATTCCAAATAACCAAACTGTTTCTTTCTCCACTTTTTACTGGACATACTCTATGCCACACAAAACCAGGAAATACAACTAAAGATCCTTTAGGTAATATCTCAGTGCATTTACGTATATTAGGTTTTTTATCAGGATCTAAATTTCTAAAATCAAATTCTAGTTCTCCACCCTTATAATCTTTTGGATCAGATAAACTAACAGTTACAGATAATTTTCTAATCTTACCATGTGAAGGATCTCCTTGTTGTCTTTGATAGGGTTGATCCCAACCATCACAATGCCAATCATAATACTGGCCTTTTTTATATTTTGTAAATTGACAAGACTCACTAAAGTCCCATTGAAAATTCCAACCAGCACTAGCGTTTGCTTGATGCACATAAGGTTGTATTTCTTTATAAATCCATCTGTCATTCATCCATACAATGTCAGAGTTTCTTTTCTTTTTTAAATCTTTTGTTTGCTTTGCATTTAATTTTTTACCATTACCATAACCACCAGTAACTGCCATTTGATCTTGCATTTGATGACCATATTTTACAATGTCATCACAGATACGTTCTGGAACGACTGATTGGAAATACCAAAAATAATTAGTTAGGTTCATATGTCTTTATAAAATATTTATAACTTAGTTATATATTAAAGTAAAGAATAATAAAAAGAATTGATCTAGATCAATTATGCTACTGTCAGTGTGCCTGTAGCTGTAAACTTAGCTATTTTATCTCCACCTGGATGAGTTGATATTGTAGCTGATGGACCTGGGTTAGCAGTAAAAGTAACTGCACTCGGTCCTCTAAGAACAACGATACCTGATCCACCACAACCAGATGATGAAGGACCAGATTTAGCACCACCACCTCCAATACCTGTGTTAGCAGAACCACTTGATCCAGATCCAGCTGAATTACTTTTTCCTGCTCCTCCAACTGCATAAGTAACATCAGATCCTGTAATTGTATTAGGAACTCCAGATCCAGCTGCACCACCACCCGGTGAAGGTGTACCACCTGTACCACCTGCACCACCACCTCCAGCACCGATACCTGTGCTATTACCAGGACCATTACTACCACCATTGTTTCCTTGTGGAGGACTGACTGGAGGAGAATTTCCTGTTCCACCAGGGAAAGTAGAACCCACCGAAGAACCACCTCCACCACTACCAGATCCTCCTGGTTTACCATTTGAAGATCCTGAACCTCCACCTCCTCCGCCAGCAGTACCTGTAAATTTATTTGTTCCTTCTACACCAGCAGTATTAAATACTGAATCAGTTCCATTAGGTCCATGGCCTGATGCTTGAGCACCACCACCACCAATTGTTATAGCATAATCTCCTTCTTCTATACTTATAGCACTTCCTCGTAAAGGAGAAGGTCCATAACCAGAAGCTCTGTAACCTCCGGCACCACCTCCACCACCAGCTTCACCTGAAGGAACGGGAGCGTTACCACCAGCTCCACCTCCGCCTACTATTAAATAATCTAATGTATAAGATGCTAAAAACCTTGGCCATGTTCCTTGTTGCTGGGCTGCCATTTGACTTTGCATTGACCACACACCACTTGCTTTGTTTAATTCTTTTATCATAACTGTACCTGATCCACCATTACCACCAGGTTTTGCTACATTACATCCAGGAGCATCACCAGCTCCACCACCACCACCGCCTGTGCCATCAACACCTGCAAGTCCTGGATTGTTACCACCATCACCACCATTACCTCCACCGCCAATTCCACCAGCTGAAGATGTTGTACCATATGCAGGTGCTCCAGGATAACTACCACCGCCACCACCACCAGCAAAGTGACCACAAGCAGTAGCTCCTGTGGTAGGGCTGTTTGCAATATAAAAAGGTTGAGGTGCTGATCCAAAAATTGATGTAACGGGAGATCCAGCACCACCTGGTCCACCATATGCAGGATTAGATGCATTACCTCCTCTACCTTGTGTACCAGCTGAACTTGCTCCACCTCCACCTGAAGCCCATAAACTAGCACCACCTGGAGTTTGTGATGTTGCACCTGGATTACCTTGTCCGCAAATTCCTGTTCCAGCTGGATATGATTGATCTCCACCAACACCACCTCCTGATCCTCCATTCATATTAGCAGATGGAGTACCCCCAGCTGAAAAATAACCACCTCCACCACCTCCACCACAAGTTACAATTTCATTACTTGCACATGCATTAAATTTTGATTGATTTCCTTTAGGTGCTGAAAGACAACTATTATTTGAACTAGCACCACCTGCACCTACTATTACTGGAATTGTTCCACAAGCAGATAAATTTTCAGACGTTTTTAAACCACCAGCTCCAGCTCCACCACCACTACCAACTCCACCGGCACCTCCACCACCACCTGCTACTACTAAAACAGAAACAAATCTAGTTCCTGTTTGAAGTGTCTTACATCCTGATGTTGTGTGAGCAGTAACCGTGTTCTTCCCGAAAGAAGTTTCATTTGTTTTACCGATTATTCCGCCATTAGATTTGGCCATGTCTTAAGTCTCCTATTCGGACACCCAAGCTGAGCCATTCCAATTATATTTGGTAGGTGTTTCCGATTCGTCGTTTGATTTTATTGCTTCCCAACCTTGTGTGTTGTCAGCGTCGTATTTTGTATCGTTCCAAGAAATTATATATCTCCATACTGATGGATCTGCACCATCATCTGTAATTGTTGGATGAGTTATAGGTGCTTGCCAATCGTCACTTGAATCTAATGACCATGAAGCATGAGGTTGTTGTGATAAAAATTTATCTTTTACAGGATCATAAATTGATCCAATACCTGCGTATTGTTTTCTAAAATTATTATTGTAAGAAGTTTGTTTCCAAATTCCACCTTTGAAAAAATTGATACACCATGTTTCACCATCAACATGCATGTCTGAAGGAACGCAATCGTTTCCTACAACTACTACTCTTTGTACTACTTGATGTGAATCTGACGTAAATCCAGTAGGATCTGTCATTGCTTTTAATTCTGCGAAATGTGCCATATTTTTACTCCT